AGCTCTAAGAACTTTTACTAAAAAATTATTTGATGAAAATAATGAGATAGAATTTGTACGAAAAAGAATTAATGCAATATTACATGAGACTATAGGATAATGTGGGAACACTACTGCCAAAAAGAAAAAACAATAATGAAGGTTGGTGATGGTGAACCTTGTAACTGGTGTGGAAAGGAACATACTATGACAGGAGAACATGATAAGATGATTAAAGAATCAGTAAGAGCAAGTAAGAGACAGGTGGGTGGTACTCATTATAAAGATTGTGCAATCATGCCAATCGAATATATAACAAAAAATAATCTTGACTTCTTGGAAGGTAATGTGGTAAAATACATAACTCGTCATAAGTTAAAAGGTGGTGAGGAAGATATTAAAAAAGTAATTCATTATGCTAACCTTATTTTGGAGTATCATTATAATGATTAAAGATTATCTTGGAGATCGTAAAGCATCAGAGTATCTAGCAAGGAGAATTAAAAACTATTGGTTAGAGAAAGGTGTTAAATGTAAGGTATGGGTTGAACCTTTTCATATGGGTGAGACTCGTTTATGGCAAGTAAGATCAGATTTAAAATTTAGATATAAGTAAAGGATATAACATGGCATCATTAATGGGAAGTAATTATTTACCAACTGAATACCAATCATTCATTCACATGTCTAGGTATTCCAGATGGTTAGAGGAAGAAGGAAGAAGAGAAACGTGGAGTGAAACTGTAGGGCGATTAGTATCATATTTTAAAAATCATATAGATACAAATTATAAAGGGGTTATTAAACCTAAAGATTGGAGAGAGATAGAAGATGCTATCTTATCTTTAGAAGTTATGCCAAGCATGAGAGCATTAATGACTGCAGGTGACGCATTAGATAGAGAACATATTGCAGGATATAATTGTTCTTACATTCCCATTGACAGTCCAAAAGCATTTGATGAAGTGTTATATATTCTTATGAATGGTACAGGTGTAGGCTTCTCTGTGGAAAGACAATACACAGATAAGTTACCTACTGTACCTGATCAAGAGTTTGAATATTCAGATGATGTTATTTCTGTTGCTGACTCTAAAGAAGGATGGGCTAGAGCATTCAGAGATTTAATATCTTATCTTTATACTGCAAGAATACCTAAGATAAGTGTATCAAAAATAAGACCTGCAGGTGCAAGACTTAAAACCTTTGGTGGTAGAGCAAGTGGACCTCAACCTCTGGTAGATTTATTTGATTTTACTATTAGTAAATTTAAAGAAGCTAAAGGTAGAAAGCTTTCCTCTATGGAATGTCATGACATAGTATGTAAGACAGGTGAGGTTGTCGTAGTAGGTGGTGTTAGAAGATCAGCATTAATATCTTTATCTAATCTTTCTGATCAAAGAATAAGAGCAGCTAAAAAAGGAGAGTGGTGGAAAGATAATCCACAAAGAGCATTGGCTAATAACTCTGTTGCTTATACAGAGAAACCAGATGCAGGAATCTTTATGAAAGAATGGCTATCATTATATGAAAGTAAATCAGGAGAGAGAGGAATATTTAATAGAGCATCTGCACAAAAGAAAGCTAGTGAAAATGGTAGAAGAGATGCATCATGGAATTTTGGTACTAATCCTTGTAGTGAAATTATATTAAGACCTAATCAATTCTGTAACTTAACTGAAGTTGTGTGTCGTTCTACTGATACCATGACAACTTTAACACGTAAGGTAAAGATAGCTACCATGTTAGGTACAATACAATCTACCTTTACAAACTTTGGTTATCTCAGGAAGAGGTGGCAGAATAATACTGAAGAAGAAAGATTACTTGGTGTATCTCTTACAGGTATTATGGATTGTCCTGAATTAAATATTATAGAAGGTTTAGAACCTCGACTTAAAAAATTAAAACAAGATGCAGTTGATACTAATAAATCTTTAGCTAAGAAATTAGAGATACCACAATCAACAGCTATCACTTGTGTTAAACCTTCAGGTACTGTAAGTCAATTAGTAGATAGTGCTAGTGGTATACATGCAAGACATAATCCTTATTACATTAGAACAGTAAGAGGTGATAACAAAGATCCTCTTACAGAGTTCATGAAAGCATCTGGTATACCTAATGAACCTGATCATCTTAAACCAGAACATACAACTGTGTTTGCTTTTCCCATGATGGCTCCCAAGGGTTCCATATGTAGAACAGACATGACAGCTCTTGAACAATTAGAAATATGGAAAGAGTATGCACAGCATTGGTGTGAACATAAACCTTCTGTAACTATTAGTGTTAAAGAAGATGAATGGGTTTCTGTGGGTGCATGGTGTTGGGAACACTTTGAACATGTAAGTGGCATATCTTTCTTACCTTTCTCTGATCATACATATCAACAAGCACCTTATCAAGATATAAATGAGAAGACTTATAAAAAATTAGTAAAAGAAATGCCAGATGATATTGATTGGAGTGGGCTTCAAGATTTTGAAACAGGAGATAATACTAAAGGATCACAACAACTTGCATGTACTGCAGGTGTATGTGAGTTGGTAGATATATAATGAAAAAAAGAATCCATGTGAATCAACATAATATAAAATTTAATCAGAAGCATGGAACAAATAAACCTGTTATTACTGTTAAAACTTATAAAGATAATAAGTATGCACATGAGGTAGATATATTAGGAGAGAGTAAAGTTATTTATAAACCTGATAAACCTTTGTCTTGTGGAGCTAGAGTATGGATTGAAACAGAAGCAGAGGTGGTAATAAAATGAAAGAAAGTAAACCTGCTATAGCAATACAGGATATTTCTTTATTAAGAAAAGTAATCATGTATTATCTTAATGGATTTAGTCCTGTTGATAAAGAGGAGAAAGAAAAGTTAATGAATATTTTTCATAGATTAGGAAGATTATGAAAACAGTATGGTTGTTATACATTCTTGTGTCTTTTAATGGTAATCCTAAATTTGAAATATATGAGTATGATATAAAACAAGAATGTGAGCAGGAAAAAGTAAGAGTTATACAAGAAATTAAAGAGGTATATAAGATAGATGCTGAAGCATATTGTTTATATACTATACAAAGTACTTACAAATAGAAAGAAAGTTCTTGACATTTGTAATAAAATAGTATATAATATAGGTATAGGATGCCAATGATGGATTCTATTATTATTAACTCGCTTATTAAGGAGAAACATTATGCGAAATGAAATATTATTTAATACATTACCTAAGTTTTCAATAGGTTTTGATAGTTTATATGATCAACTACATATGTTCCAAGATAAACAGGTAGATTCTTATCCACCTCATAACATTATCAAGGAAGATGAAAATAAATTCTGTGTGGAAATGGCTTTAGCAGGATTTAAAAAAGATGAGATTAAAGTTACATGGCAAGAAGATCTATTAACTATTGAAGGAGATAGAGGTAAACGAAATGATAATGAAAACTATGTATATAAAAGTATTGGACATAGAACTTTTAAAAAAATATTTTCATTGTCTGAACTTGTAGAAGTTACTGGTGCAAACTTTGAAGATGGTATACTTCATGTTCATTTAGAAAAGAATATACCTGATGAAAAAAAACCAAAGGTAATTTCGATTGACTAATAGGGTACATGGCAGAGGGCTATTAAGTTAGTTCTCTGCCTTATTATATATGGCAAAATTTAAATTTAATACTAACTATAAGGCAATAACTTTTTTTAAAAAAGTAACTTCAATAGGAGATTCTGTTAGAAGTAAGCCTAAAAATAAACACAAGAAAAGAATGTTTAAAAAATATAAAGGTCAAGGTAAATGAAAAAACAACAGGAAATTAATACAGTTTATATTGGATATGATCCTAGAGAAGATACAGCATATGAAGTTTTAAAATTTTCTCTTGAACGAACTACATCTAAACCATTAATAGTTCGTGCTTTAAGAAAAGATCTTTTAGAAACTATGGGTATGTACAGAAGAAAAACTAATTTGTTAAAAGGTCAGCCCTATGATGATATTGATGGTAGACCTTTCTCAACAGAATTTAGTTTTAGTAGATTTTTAGTTCCAGCATTAAATATGTATCAAGGAAAAGCATTATATATGGATTGTGATATGTATGTTAGATCAGACATAAATGAATTATTTGAGTTATGTGATATGGATTACTATGCTTTATGGTGTGTTCATCATAAGTATGAACCAGAGAAATCTTTTAAGATGGATGGTAAGGTACAAGAACCATATCGTAGAAAGAATTGGTCAAGTCTTATGATGTTTAATTGTGAACATCAAGATAATTTAAAACTTACACCTGAAGTAGTTAATACACAAACAGGTAGATGGTTGCATGGTTTTGGCTGGTTGCCAGATAAAGAAGCAGACATAGGAAGAATTCCTGAAGAATGGAATTGGTTAGATGGACATTCAGATCCTGAACTTCCTGCTAAGATTGTTCACTTTACAACAGGTGGACCTTGGTTTAAGAATTGGCAACCTAGAGTTAGCCATAGAGCTGATGGAGATTATGCTGTTGAATGGTGTAATGAAGCGAGATGGTTACAAATGAATGGATTAATAGATAGAGAAAAGGATTACATGATAAAATGAGTACATTAAAAACAAATTTATTTAAAGCATTACATAATAATTATCAAGCTAAAAAAGATAAAGCTTTGTTTCAATTAAGTTTAGCTTTTGAAAAACCTGTAGCTGTTGGTGATCATCCACAAATAGTAGATGATTGTATTAAATTAGTAGATGAAGTTGCATGTGCAGATGAATCTCTAACAACATTAGATACATATTTTGGAGATATGAATGACGATAACTAAGGCAGGGGAATTAACAACTGAAGTAAGATTCGTCACATCTTTTAATGAAGATATATTAAAAACAACAGGCTCACATTTATTACAATCTATTAAAGATGAAGTTGAACCAAGCATTAAACTTTCTGCATATTACCATGATTGTAAATTAGATGCATATTCACTAGCTGAATCAGATGCTTTTACTTTTAATAGTTTACATAAGATTAAAGACTATGAAAAATTTTTAAAAGATAAAGCCGATCATAATGGAACAGAAGCTGGACAAATTCCATACAATGATAAGCTAGATGCTTTACGTTGGTCACATAAAGTGTTTGCTTTAACAGAAGAAGCTTTTTCTTTAGCTGAAAAAAATGTTAAGGCAGGTTGGTTAATATGGATAGATTCCGATACATATTTTAAAAAGAGAATAACAAAAGAAGATATATTATTTATGTTGCCTGAAGGTGCAGACATTGTTTATAATCCTGAAGATCCATACTTCATGGCATTTAATTTAAATAAACAACCACCACTAGACTTGTTAGGAGATTTAAGAAAAGCTTATGTTTCTGGAGAACTAATTCAATATAGAGAATGGCATGATATGTTTATTATAGAACGATTAATAAATATTTATTCTTCTCATGGTATGAAAGTGCATACAACTTCACAGATAAATAATTATATGTATCACTTCAAAGGACTTTATGATCAAACTAAAAATCCTGCAAGAGATAGTAAAGGCAATAGATTATTTCCATTGTCCGATACTACTGCACCTGATATAAAACCTAATAGATATTCTCAGATTGTAGATTTAATAAAACATTATAAACCTAAAAGTATTATTGAAACAGGTACATGGAATGGTGGTCGTGCTATTGAAATGGCTTTGACAGTCTTTGAATATTCTGATACAGTTAATTATGTTGGTTATGATTTATTTGAAGATGCTACTGTTGAAACAGACCATGAAGAATTTAATGGTAAAGCTCATAATAAAATGTCTGCTGTTCAACAAAGACTTAAAGATTTTGCTGAACATGTTAAAGAAAATAAAAATAAAACCTTTACCTTTAAATTAATAAAAGGTAATACAAGAGAAACTTTGACAGATCAAGAAGGTAATTTTGATATGGCTTTAGTAGGTGGTGGTAATAGTATTCCTACTGTTCAACATGATTTTGATTGTGTTAAACAATCTGATGTTGTTATTATGGATCATTATTTTAGAGCAGATGATGATGATTTAATTCCAAATGAATCATATCAAGGTGTTAATACTGTTCATAAAAGTATTAAGAAAAAAAGTGGGATACGAAAACATGTTTTACCATCAGGAGATAAAGTAAAGAATGGTGGCTTTACACATTTAGTAGCTATTCTAACTAATAAAAAATTACCAAATATACCAGAAAGATTACAACGAGTTCCTATTGTTGTTAATCCTAGAGATTGTGTACCAAAAGATTATATCAGAACTAATATAAAAGATAACATGAAATTAATAGATAGTAATAGATGGTTAAGTAAATATAATTTACATCTTGAAACTGGAATTATTGTATCAGGTGGACCTAAAGTAGATTATAATAAAATAAAAGAAATACTAAAAGAAAAACCTGATGCTGTTGTTTTATGTGTTAAACATAGTTATCAAAACCTATTACAAAATGGTATTAAACCTTGGGGTTGTGTTGTTTTAGATCCTCGTTCTATTGATGGTGTAAGTACACATGGTATTAAAAGAAAAGATTTATTTAAAACTATTGATCCTTCAACTAAATTCTTAGTTGCTTCTATGACTGATCCATCTGTTACTAAATATTTAAAAGAACATACTGATAATATATGGGGATGGCATGCCTTTACAGAATCATTAAGGGATGAAGCAGATAGAAAACTTGGTATGAAAAATAATCAAGTTAAAATTAGAGAAGACTTAGGTATGGCACAGGGTACAACATTAATTACAGGTGGTACATGTGCTGCCATGAGATCAATAGGCATTCTTCATACTATGGGATTTAGACATATTCATTTATTTGGTTTTGATTGTTCTTTAAAAGATGAACCTACTAAAGAAATGAGAAAAGAAACTACAGGTGCTGAAGATGAAGAACCAAGACCAAAATATTTTCAAGTGTCTGTAAAAGAAAATCCTTTTTGGACAACTGGAGAATTACTGGCAATGGCTCAAGACTGTGAAAGAACTTTTTCTGATGTTTCAATGGGAATTAATTTTGAATTTCATGGAAAGGATACTTTAGTTTCAGATCTCTGGGAACTTGCACAGAAGAAAGAAAAACTGCATAACTATAAGGAATTCTTTAATGTATAACAGAGAAAATCCTTCTGAAGAATATAAAGAGTTAGTTGGTGAGTATATTAATTTACATGAGAATGGTAATGAAACAATACCTGCTGATAAAATGTTTAATGGAATTAGTTTAATATATTATATACCAGATCTAATGGAAGTAGTTTTAAATAAAGAGAAAGCAAAAAGTATATTAGATTATGGTTGTGGTAAAGGTAAACTTTATTCATCAACTGAATATAATACACTTAATTTAGATAAAAAAGGAAGACGATTAAAAGATTCTCTACCTAATCTTTGGCAATTAGATTACTATGATTTATATGATCCAGGATATAAAGAATATAGTAAGTTACCTAAAGGAAAATATGATGGTGTTATATGTACAGATGTTATTGAACATATAGATGAGAATGATTGTGATTGGATATTAGATGAAATTTTTTCTTATGGTAGAAAATTTATCTACGTAACTATAGCTTGTTACCAAGCTTTAAAAACATTTGACAATGGAAAAAATGTTCATGTTAATGTTCAAACACCTGAGTACTGGAAAAAAAAACTAGATAAACTACATAAAAAATATCCTCATTTAAATGTCTATGGAACAATGGATGTTATGGTTGAGGATAAAGAAGATAAAAATTATGGGAAGTGGGTTTCACTACCCTATAACATTAAACGAGAGGACAAATAAATGGCTAAAAAAATTCCACTAAAAAAAGACGAAAAAAAACTTGCTCTTATTATTGCATTAGTTCTTTTAGGTATAATTATTTTAGGTTCTATTATAACAAAACCTTCTAGTGAAGCAGAAGCTAATGAGGAAATAAGAAGTACACTTCCTGGTTGGTCTGCTGGTTATAGATACTGGTATGATATGGATGAGAATGAAAAAAGTAAGTTAAGATTATTTGGAAAATATAAACAAAAAAGTGGCGACACATTTAAAATTGGTTGGGATAGACAAGTTGGTAAAGATTTAAATCAATTTGAAATGAATCCTGATGATGATGGTGTTGTCTTTGTTGAACAGGAGTTTAAATTTTAATGAGATTTTTATTAATATTAATTAGTGCATGTTTTTTTTCAGCATGTGCTCTTGAATCAAGTCAGGTAGATAATACAGTCATACAAAACAATACTGTTATAAAATCTACTAAAGCTTGTACAGATAAAGGAACATGTAAATGATAAAATATATAATAGCAATATTAATTATAGGAGCACTTGCTTTTGGTGGGTGGCATCTATACCAAGAACATACAACTGAAGAAGTTGTATTACCAGAACCAGCACCAATAACTACTCAAGCAGAATAATGCCTGAGATATTTTATGTAGCTATGCTCGTTGTGTGTTTTCATGGCGAGTGTACTACGTTTGAGAGTGCACCTTATTCAAGAAATATAAGTGCAGATCAATGTCAAAGAATGTTAATGTATACTTTTCAAACTCAAGTAGGACCTTACTATGATAAGATCATTGACTTTGAAAAAGATAATCCTGAAGATATAAAGATTAAATATGCAGGGTGTGATACAACTAATAGAAACCCTGAAGATGATAATGATTGGAGGATAACACCTAATGTTGATCCAGAACTTCATAGCCCAGATCAGAATGATCTTAAATGGCAACAAGAAAAAGGAAAAGAAATCTAGTGTTCTTAGTTATGTTATTTATTATTCTTTTATAATAGTTATTATTTTTTTATTAATAAGTTTAACATCATGGCATTAAATGAAAAGCAAGAACGCTTTGCTCAATCTTATATACTACATAGAAATGCATCTGAAGCTGCAAGAACTGCAGGCTATGCAAAAAATTCTGCTACTCATCAAGGGTATAGACTTTTACAGATGCCAGAGATACAGCAAAGGATAGAAGATCTTGAAAAAGAATTAGAAACAGATGTTGATGTGGTTACTGAAATCGAAAATCAATATACTTATGCTAAAGCTAACGGACATACAAACTCAGCAATCAAAGCTTTAGAACTTTTATCAAGAGTACGAGGTGCAAAGAGTGATAAAGAATTAAATGTAACTCCAGAAAAACTAGAACAAAATTTAATCTCCTCATTTAAAGTACTTGGTAAAAAGAAAATGGAAGATCTTATAAAAAAATGTGAATTCTAGGGAAATTTTCCCACATAAAAGCCCATACAATGCGATTTCAGGTACTTTGGGTGGGATGATACCCCAAACACCTTACTTGCTCTGTATGGGCTTTAAAACGCTATAGAAAGGATATTGTGATTATTGACCAGCTAAAGGGTTATCTAAAGCTCGCTGCAACATCTCTCTTAGTTTTGTTTCTAATGCTGATAGCTTACTATCTATTAATTCTATTCGTCTTTGTGCATCAGACTCGATTGCTGTACGTTTAGAATCAAATCTATCACTTGCATGATCAATCATAGTTCTTAAATCTGTTTCAGTTTGTCTAAGAGAAGCTCTAACTTCTTGATCCATGTTACGAGAACGTCTATCAGATGCTGCAACTTGATCTTGCACTTCATTAATATCTTTTCTTAAATCTATTCTTATAGTACGTGCATCATCTTGTGCTGCACCTACCAATTCTTTTATAGTACGTAATTCTGTACCCATATTATCTTCTAAAGAAATAATTCTTTCTTCTAATACATCTAGTTTTATATTAAAACCAGAAAGATCAGGAGCCACATACTCATTTATCTTTTCCTCCATAGCTACCCATCTTGCATAACCTTCAAAGCCTGCCCAAATAGCACCTCCTATAGTTGCAAGTAATGGGAAAATTAAAAATAATTTACCACCTTTTACTTTAATACCTTGATATTCTACTTCACTCATATTGTTGCTGAATCATCCTTTCCATTTGTAAGTTAGATCTAACAGAGATATAATCTCCTAGAGGATCAGACATTATTACATCACTATATATTTCTTCTGCTTCATACCATTGCATTTGTTGTATTATATCTTGTTGTTGATATTGTTTTATATTAGGACCAAGAGCTGTCACTAATGCTATGGTTGTTAGTTGAGCTACAGGATCATACTGTGATTGTATTGTAGACAGTACTTGATTAGCTTTATCTTGTTTCTTTTGTTGTTGTTTAGTAACTTCTAATTTCTTTGGCTCTTTCTGATCCACCTCTTCTGATTCCATATCCTTATTCGCAACTTCCTTCTCTTGTGGTTCAGTCTCTTCTTTAACTTCTTCTTTAATCTCTTCCATATTATTGTCTTCAGAAACATCAGCGACCTCCTTTGTAGGTTCTTCATTAGTTTCTTCTACAATTTCAACAGGCTCTTCAGTAACTTCCTCTATAACTTCAACAGTTTCTATAACAGGTTCAGCTTCTATTGTTTCTACTTCTACTGGTTCTTCTACAGCAACCTCTTTAACTTCTTCTAATGTAGGCATTGATACTTCAACTTCCATACCTATATCTTGTATCTCTTGTACCATCTCTTGAACTTCTGTTATAACTTCTTCATATGATATAGTACCTTCATTATATTCTTCCATCA